AGGTTACTACCTCACTAAAACCAATAAAAAATGATCAGATCAAAAAAACCTAAATCAGAAATCGTTATCGACTTAACAGGTCCACAAGGAAATGCATTTAATTTAATAGCACTTGCTAAGAATTTTGGAAAACAAATCGGCATGAGTGATTCTTATATTAAAGAGATCCAAGAAAAAATGATGTCAGGTGATTATGAAAATCTAATTCAGGTATTTGATAATGAATTTGGTTCAGTTGTAATTTTAGAAAGATAATATGAAAGCACAAGATCTTAGACACCATTTAGCCAGATTAGAAATGATGATGGCAGAAGAAAGAGGAATTAACTTAAGCTACGAAGAAGCTTTAAATATAATAGACAAATCATAATGAGAAAAGCACCAAACACAGTTGATCATCAAGAATGGAACGAACAGTTCTTACCAATTATGTGGGCTTTTGTTCAGAGTTATCAAGCATCTAAAAATGATTTCTTAAAGAAGAAAATCAAAGAAGCTCTTAAGCGTACTATTTATAAGTGGACAGATTTACCACCTAAATATGTTTCTACAGAGATTATAAGACTTTTTGAAGAGAACGGTATTGAAGAAGATCCATTTAATCTTATATACACTGACCGTAAAATGTTGGGTAGAGATGAGGATGGTAAAACTATTATGTTATGGGAACACACAACAACAAATCACGAAACTTATCAAACATTTGTTAAGTGTCAATCTCAAGAAGAATTAAAAGAAGCAATGTCAAACCACACTGGAGTTTGTTGGATTACTCGCGAAGAGGACAACATACTTAATAAGAGTGGATTTAGATCAAACAGAGAAGAAGGTTGGGAAGCGGTTTATGAAAAATGCGGTATAAACGTAATTGTTCGTAACTTTTAAAAATAAACAGCAAAAAGCTTTCCCCGTTAAAATAAAAGTGGTATATTAGTACTGTAATTAAAAAGCTAAAAATAAAAAACATGTCAAAAATTCCAAAAATTTACAAGCACGGCATCGAGATCACTAAACCTTGGTCAAGAGAGATGTATAAATATAATCAAGAAGTTTCTTCTCATATGATTAAAGAAATTGAATTTGCTATTAATGCGCTTAGCGATTTAGATACAGCTAAAACACTAGGTAAGATTATCATGTCATCAGGATATGGTTATGGTTTTACTTTAGAATCTATCAAAGAAGATCTTCTAAAAAATATCGATGGCATCGAAACATGGTGGTTAAACGAAATTTGGGATGATTTAATCATATCTAATTTTGTACAGCCTAATTTTGGTGAAGGCAATGAAGTATTTCACATCATTGGATTTGAATCAAAAGAAGAGATTAAAGAATTAAGAGCTAAATTTGCATAATATGAAAAAGCTAAAATCAAGATTGCTGACTTACCTATTTACAGATTGGGTAAAAACTGAAGAAGATGTTGAAACTTTGATCATGACAAGAAATATGATTGAGCAACGTAAAAATAAAATTGTTGGCCACACGCCTGTTATGGGTTTTAGAAGCCACTTAAATAACGATTTATAATATGAGAAAAATAAAATCAATTGTACAAAATATAGATAGCGTAGATATTGTATTAACCGTAGCCTTTGGATTATACATGATTCTACTAGTTAGTAATCTTTTAAAAATGATATAATTATGAGAACAGATTTCCAATTAATACATGATTTCGTTGAAGTTTCAAATTCAACTAATTCAAACACAGACAAAATAAATGTCTTAAAAGAATATAGTCAATATGAATCGGTTAGAAATGCGCTGTACTACACATATAATACATATCTTCAATATGGTGTAACTTCAGCAAACTGTAAAAAGAATTCAGATTTGTTAGGTCATCCTAATACTTATGGTGATTTCTTTCTTTTACTTAATGATCTGAATGACAGAGTAGTCACTGGTCACAACGCAATTGCTAATGTTAATCGATATGTTAGAGAAAATCCACTATTTGAGGATTTAATCTGGAACATTCTGGATCGTAATCTTAAGACAAGATCAACTGCATCTACTATTAATAAGGCAATTCCTAATCTTATCCCAACATTTGATGTTGCATTAGCAAAAGCATTTGATGAAAAAACTCAAAAGAAAGTTGATTGGAATGATGGATGGCAAGTTAGTCGTAAATTAGATGGATGTCGATGTATTTGTATTATTGATGGTGATGGAGAACCTAAGTTTTTCTCAAGATCAGGAAAAGAATTCTTAACACTTGATAATTTAAAACCAGAGTTGAGAGCATTGAATCTTTCCAATATGGTTTTTGATGGAGAGATTTGTATGTTAGATGAAAACGGAGATGAGGATTTCCAAAATATTATTAAAGAAATTAAACGTAAAGATCACACTATTGAAAATCCATATTATTGGATGTTTGATTTTCTAACTCTTAAAGAATTTCAAGATAAAACTAGTTTGACTACATTTAATGAGCGTATTAATAATCTATATAATATTGTTGAAGATGGACATCAATTTATTGGAGTTCTTGAGCAATTAGATTGTGATGATGAAGTATTCTCTAGAATGATGGATATGTCAAAAGAAGGTGGATGGGAAGGACTTATGTTACGTAAGAACACTGCATATAAAGGTAAAAGATCTGATGAGGTTCTTAAAGTAAAACAAATGCACGATGAAGAATATATTGTAGTTGGTGTAGAAAACGACATTCAAAGAGTTATTGTTGATGGCGCAGAAGTTTCTGAATTAATGTTAAAGAATATTATTATAGAACATAAAGGAAATCCTGTTCAAGTTGGAAGTGGTTTTAATCATGATCAAAGACGTCATTATTTTCAGAATCCAAATGAAATAGTTGGG